TATTTAAGGCGACTATCAACTTCCCTGCTTATGCCAACGGTGATGCAGAATTGACTTCGTTTCTATGTAAAACGGCTCAATTGCCTGGTTCACAATTTGGTTCTATAGACGTTCCATTTAGAGGTCGAGTATTAAAAATGGCAGGTGACAGAACATTTGAAACATGGACTGCAACTATCATTAACGATACAGACTTTGCGATTAGGAATGCTATGGAAAGATGGAGTAACGGTATTAATGCTCATTCGGCAAATACTGGACTAGTATCTCCAATCACATACGAAGCAGACTTAAAGATTGAACAATTAGACAGAAATGGTGATTCTTTAAAAACATATACATTTAGAGGTGCATATCCTATAAATGTTGGTGCTATAGAACTAGACTATGGTACTGCAGATACTATTGAAGAATTTACTGTTGAGTTCAATTATCAATACTGGGAAGCATTGGCACCAGTGCCAACTACTTCTTAATATTGTACTAAATATTACTATAGGGGGTCGAAAGACCCCCACAGTAAAAATAGGAATTTCATATGGCAGACGAAAAAGGCTTTACATTATTTGGATTTGAGATAAAGAGGCAGTCTAACAAAGACGACAATATGAAAAGTAGACCATCTATTGTTCCACCAAGGGACGAAGATGGTGCAGGTTATATTACTGCTTCTGGTTCATATTACGGACAATATGTCGATATAGAAGGCAACGATAAGGTTAAAGACCAAAAAGACCTTATTATGAAATATCGTGGTGTATCTATGCACCCCGAAGTTGACGCCGCTATTGAAGATATTGTAGATGGTGCTATCGCTCATGGTGAAACATCACAATCTGTTGATATTATATTAGATAATGTTGATACAACAGACCAAATCAAAAAAGTAATCAAAGAAGAATTCGATAACATTTATAGTATGTTAAACTTTGACGAACATGGTCATGATATATTCCGTAAATACTATGTTGATGGAAGAATGTATCATCATCTAGTTGTAGATGAAAAGAATTTAAAAGGTGGTATTACAGAGATAAGACCTATAGATGCCGCAAAGATACGAAAAGTAAAAGAAGTAAAAACAAAGAAAGATGAGGCAACAGGTGCTAAGATTGTTACTGCAGTCAATGAGTACTATGTCTATCAAGAAAAACCTGGTCAACAAGTTGCAGGTATAAGACTTACAGAAGATTCAGTCAACTATGTAACTTCGGGTCTATTAGACGAACAACGTAAAAAAGTTATATCATATCTTCACAAGGCATTGAAACCAATCAATCAGTTAAGAATGATGGAAGATGCACTTGTTATTTACAGACTTGCAAGGGCCCCTGAAAGAAGAATATTCTATATTGATGTTGGTAACTTACCAAAAGGTAAGGCAGAAGAATATATGAAACAGATTATGTCTAGGTATCGTAACAAACTTGTTTATGATGCAAACACAGGACAGATTCGTGATGATAGAAAACATATGTCAATGTTGGAAGATTTCTGGCTACCAAGACGAGAAGGTGGTCGAGGAACTGAAATCTCTACATTACCAGGTGGTGATAATCTAGGACAGATAGATGATATTCTTTATTTCCAAAAAAGATTATATCGTTCTTTGAATGTACCTGTTAACAGATTAGACCCAGAAAATAATGCATTTACACTTGGTCGTTCAAATGAAATTAACAGAGATGAAATTAAGTTTCAAAAGTTTATTGACAGACTAAGAGGTAGATTCTCATATCTATTCAAAGATATACTGAAGAAACAATTGATGTTAAAAGGTATTATTACTGAAGAAGATTGGGATTTATGGAAAAGTGATATCATTGTAGACTATCTCAAAGACAATAACTTCTCTGAATTAAGAGAAGCAGAGTTGACTAGAGAAAGAGTACAGTTACTTGACCAAGTACAAAACTACATAGGTGAATACTATTCAAGAGAATGGGTAATGAAAAACATTCTTATGTTCTCTGAAGAAGATATTGAAACTATGCAACAACAAATTGCCGCTGAAAAAGAAGCAATGGGTGGTGATGAAGAACAACCGCCAGAAGATGAAGACTTTTAAAAAGGAGTAAATTATGTCAGATAATACATTAACAGCAGACTTGATTGATGACATTTTGAAAGGCAATTTAAATGCCGCTGAAAATGCCTTACATCAAACTCTGACAATAAAACAAAATAATGCACTTGACCAAGAAAAGATAAAACTATCTGGTCAAATATTTAACAATCAACCTATAGAAGATGAACTTGAAGTAGATGAAGAAGAATTTGAAGAGTTATCTGATGAAGAACTAGAAAATCTTGCTGATGAGGCAGATGATGAAGATTTAGATGATGAGACCAGTGAAGATGAGGAAGACGAATAATACTTGTATACTAATACCTGTACGACTTAAAAGCACAAGACTACCAAGCAAACCTTTATTAGATTTAGATGGTAAATCTATGATTCGTACTGTCTTTGACAAGTGTGAAAGTTTTGGTTATGATACGATTGTTGTTACAGATTCACAAAAAATTGCAGATGAAATACCTGAAGATAATGTTGTTATCACAGAAGAAAACTATGATAATGGCACAGATAGACTTATGCATAATGTCATTGATATAATAAAATATGATAATTATATTAATGTTCAAGGTGATAATCCTGATGTTACAAAGAATATTATCAAAACAATAGAAACAAAACTAAGTGATTCGTTAGTTGTTAACGCATTTACAGGACTAAGTCAAGAAGAAAAAAATGATAGAAACTGTGTTAAATGTGTTGCGAGTAATGATATTATACATTGGTATACACGAGCAGATATAAGTTATGGTTATAAGACATTAGGATTTCACGGATACAAACAAGGTACATCAGAACTATGGAAAAAGTTTAAAAAATATAAAGAAGAAATGGGTGAAGGTATTGAACAATTAAGATGGATACAAAACAATATTACATTAAAAGGTGTATATGTTGAGTTTGATGGTATAGAAATTAATACAATAGAGGATTATCATAAGTGGCAAGAAACACATGGAAAGACCGTACAAAGGCCTTTCTAGTTGAACATAAACATTTGAATAAAAATATACCTTACGACAGACAGATATCAGAAAGATGTAAGTCTATATTAAGTAATGCAGATTTTTGTAGATTGCCAAATGAATCTGTCGTCTATGATTCTATATGTGATTACTATAATCTATCAATTGATAATGTTAGTGTTGGATTTGGTGCAACTGAATTATTAGAAAGGTTGTTACGAATCTATCACGACCACACGTTTTACATACATGAACCATCATACGAAATGATTGGTGTTATGTGTAAGTATATGAATATTAAAACACATAGTCTTGATTCTCTACGATACAAATACGATATCAAAGGTCTAGGTTATTTCAAAGACTCTAAGAATATACTTTATATTGCTAATCCTAATGGCAATAGTGGTGAGATAAACGACTTATTACCTATATTTCTGAACTACAAATATGTTATAGTTGATGAAGTGTATGCAGATTTTGATAACACAACATACAGTTTATCTGCAGACAATGTTATTGTTGTGAAAAGTTTTAGTAAGTCTTTAGGTCTTGCAGGATTGCGTTGTGGGTTTGCAATTGCAAACGAAGAAATAACAAAACAACTACAGGAAATACGGCCTGTCTTTGTATGTAATACTGCAAGTGAGATGATTGTACCAGAATTAATAAAAGAAACAAGGTATGTAAACAACAGATGGAAAGAATCTAGAGATTATCTAGAGAAAGAGTTTGAACACAAAAAGAGTTATGGACCATATATGTTGTTTAAAAAACCTAATTACTTCACGGATAAGTTCGGATTTAAGTTAACATATGATAAACATTACAGAATGGCCCTTGCAGATATGCATACATTACTCAAAAATTCATAATGTATAAATAAAACAAAGTATATCTAAAAGGAACGAAACAAATGGTGAACTTCTATAAACCCAAATCAACGGAGATAAATGCTCCAACCACAGTTGGTACTGCATCAACTGTAAGTTCAGCAAGAGTAGTTAGAGCGGTGAACACTAGTGCATCAACTGCCTATCTAGTATCTTACTATGACGCAAATTTTGATGATAGTGCGTCTTTCACACTTGCACCTA